TCATTTCCAAGTTTAGTTATATAGCTTTTATAGTATTTATTTTGTTTTCTTAATAATTTTATTTCTCTTTTTTTATTTTTACTCATAATGGTTTAACTCACCTCAGTCATAGAATACTCTATAATTTCTAAAGTCTTTCCAGCTTCTCTATAATTTTCTCTCATACTTTTACAGAATTCTATTTGTTTTTCTTCCATTTCTTCATCTGTCATATGTTTTTCTCTAAAAATACGATTATTTATAATTCTAATTTTATTCTCATCTTTTACTTGAAGCTTTAATAAATATTCAATCATTTTAATCTACCTCTACAAATTTATAACTGTTATTTTCTTCGTTGCCTTTAAATAATTCATCGAAAAATTCTATTCCATTAGCATAAATAGATTTTATAAATCTTTTATTATTATGTATTTTTTCTTCTTTTACAAGTTGCCCATTTTTAAAGTAAACATATACTTTTAAATTAAAGTTTCTTGCAATCTTTTTTCCTTGTAAGATTAATTCCCTAGCTTCTTTATAATTCAACTCTTTCATTAATTCCATTCCTTTCCAATTCTTTGAATATTTTTCTGCCACTTCTTCCAGTAGCTTTCAAGAATATCATCTTTTGTATATCCTAGCTTTTGGCATATTTCAATCAGAGAATCAGAAACTGTTAACAAATGATTTTTTGAAACTGCTTCAATTAGATATAGAACTGGAATATGTCCTTCAACTATATACTTTTGTTTCCACTCATTAAAATCTAAGTCTATCAGATAAGCTATTTTGGTAAACTCATCTAAATTGGTGTCACAATAGTTAATCATTTGAGCAAAGAAGAAAAATATATCAGTTAATTCTTCTAACTCTTTTTCTCTATCATATTCTTTAGTTTTCCATGTCTTATGAGAAAACTTAGTTTCCTCATTAAACTCCACACACTCAGCTATAAAACTCATTGTTATATCTTCAAGTGTTCTTTCTCTTGAACTGTGTATATTTTTATCTAAATATTGTTGCAGCATTAAGATTTCTCCAAATGTCTCAGGCTTTTTAAATTCCATTATTCCTCCTAGTTAGATTTTTTATATATCTTTCATCTTTATCAATTTCCCATTCTTCGTTTGTTAAGGAATTATCAACTATTTCTATTTCTAAAGTATTATCTTTTAAATAGTATAATAAATTAAAGTTACCTTTATTAGGAACATAAACAAATGGAGAAAAGTTTTCTTCATCCATATGAGCAACTCCATATTCTATTTTTTTTAATTCTCCTGTTCCCCATTCTTTCCATTGGCACTTTAAAATATCTCCTTCATAAACTTCTTTATTGTTTTTATCAACACAGAATAAGAATTGTAGTAGATGATAATCTTCTCTTTGCTTAATCTCAATAGCATCATTTTGAAAATCTATTAATCCTGAATACAGTTCTAAAACTTTATTTTTATTAAAAGTTTCTGAATTTACTATAAATCTTTTATTTTTGTTATCCCATATTCTGAATTTAATTTTAGACTTATTCTCGCTTATCCACACCTCTTTCATTATTCCAACTCCTTTAATTTAGCATTATTCTCAAGACTTGGCTTCATACTCATAAATCCAATCTTATTTATATTTTTAGTTCCATTTTGTATATCATAGAATCCAATATAATAATCACTTACTTGATATTTATTTCTAGCATATGCCTTGTAGATTTTTCCAAACTCAAAAGTCAAAAATTTCTCTAGTTCATCACTACTCATTGCACATAGTTTTTGCCAACCATCAAGAGCATCTATCACTGCATGTATAGATTTATCTTCAAATTCTACACTTCCATAGCTTCCATATCTGACAATAGCATTTTTTAGCATTCTTTTTGCTATAACAATTCTGTCATCTAATTCATTTTCTGTAGTTCCAGAAGCATATTGAAGTATTTCTGCTATTTGTGGAAAATTTTTATATACTCTGTTTTTTACCATTGAAATAAAAGCTTTATTTAATTGCTCAACAGTTAAACTTGAAAGTGCTAAATAATATATATTTAATTTTTCTTTAGTCATTTCACTTGTAGGGAAATAGTCTAAAAATGGTTGAAATACTGTATTAAATTCTTGGTTAGTCATTATAATCCATACCTCGCTTTCATTTGTTCCATATAATCATCATCAACTTTTAAATGGCTTGTGTCCTTGCTTTCAGCCATTTTATTTTCATTGTTATTATTAAAAACTTTAGATTTTTTGTGTTTCTCTATCCATTCAGGCTCTAATCCAGTCCATTCTTTTTCCATAGCAATATTTATAGCTTCATCTAAAACAAACCAATTAGGAAAATCTTTAACTATTTTTTTGATAGGCAGTACAGTCTTTATTGGCTTTTTAATATTCTTACGATATTCAATATACTTGAATAGGAGTTCTTTATATTCATTATCCTCAGTAAGATTATTTATAAATTCCTGAATCTCATTTGGCTTTTTTTCTTTTTTATTTTTTTCTTTATTATTTTTACTTATATCTTTTTGTATATTAGTATCTTTATATGTCGGATTTTTTTCCGAGTTATTTTCGGATTTTTTTCCGAATTCGCTCGGATTTTTTTCCGAGTTATTATCAAAATTCGGAGATTTTTCCGAATTGCTTTCAATAAAATTCCAACTTTTACCTTTTTCTGTTAATCTTATTAAATCCATTCCTTTATGTTTTATATATTCAATTATTCCTTTTTCTGCTAATACTTTTAAATTTCTATATACAGTATCAGCTTTTTCAAAAAACATAGGTAATTCTTTTAAGATTAAGTTTCTTGATACAAAATAATAAGTCTTATCATCAATTATTTCTTCATTAGCCCAAGCATTAGCTTCATATAAAAGAGCAATTAATACACCTTGAGTTGCATTTAACTCCCATTCCATACACTTTTGGTTATTCAGTGTTGTTGAAAATCTCATTTTAACCTCCTGCAGTTTTTGGAGAACCTTGGCTGTTCTCTCTTTATTAATTCAATTAGTAGAGCTTGGACATAAGAACCTGCCAAGGTGATGAACAAGCCCTACCAATTCAAGTAATAAAGTTTTATATCAAATACCTTCTCAGCTAGCTAAACTGTCCTTAAATTAGTTCGTAACTTCTTTAAGTTAGAGAAAGTATTTGATAGCCAGTTTTTACATCAAAAAAACTTCTTGGCAAAAATTTATAGATATAACATTTATCGAACTTATATCTGCACGGATAGAACTTAATTCAAGTTGCTATAACTCTATAACTTTATCTATCAAAGTTACATCTGCAAATGCTTAAATCTGTAAGGGGATAAAACATAAGATACTCAGCTGTAAAGCTTACCCCATTCTGGGACTTAGTTTTATCCAGTAGCTACACCTTACACAGATAGCTATAAGAGAGGAACTCACTTCTTTTGAGGGGAGCAGTGAGCAAGGATCTTATAGCTATTTGTCTAAGGACTAGCCTTAGAGTTTTGTTATAAGTTATTTTTACTTATGAATTTAAGTAAAAAAAATTGATATATCAACATTTAATGCATTTGCAATTTTAGCTAAAGTCTTTATATTTGATGCTCCTCCATTTTCTAAGCATTTAAAAAAATAACTCATATTTTCAGGAGTTCTATTTAATTTTTTAGCTAATTCATATTGCTTCATTTCTTTTTCTTTCATTATTTTTTTTATGTTGAATGAAATTCTTATTCCAATCTTTTTTATATCTTCCATTTTAACACCTCACTTGCTTATATAATATAACTATTTTTTACTTATGTCAATAGAATTTTAATTTTTTAATATCCTTTTTCAAATTTTTAAAAGTATAAAATAAAAAAACCACTAATTAAAGTGGTTTAGGATACTATTTATTTTATAGAATTTAACAATATTTTATATTCATTTTAATAAAAAAATATTTACATCTTTTTTTATTTCTTTTAGATTTAAAATTTTAACTTCATTTACACTAATAACTTGATAAATTTCTAAGCCAAATGATAGAATAGAAAATATTGTTCCTATTATTAAAGCCCATTTAGTCCATTCTAAATTTTTTCTTTCAATACTTTTAAATTTAGTATTTTTGAGATCTCTCAAATCTGAAGTAATAAAGTAATTTGAAAAAATTAAATTTAAAATATTTGATGTTTCTTCTTCAAGTTTTATTCTTGTATTTACATAAACTCTATCATTATAAAAACAATGTACAAAACAAGAAACTTCTTTAGGAATGTTATAAAAAAAATTATACTCCATTTTTAATTTATCCAAAAGTAAAATTAATTCATATATTTTTTCTTTTGTCCTTATCATATCCTCTGTTGGCGTTTTTTCATAAAAAGAGATTATAACAGATTCTTTAGTTATTTGGATACCTATATTTTTAAAAAGTGTATTAAGAATATGTTCAAATAATTCTTTAAATGAAGATTCTACACCTTTTCTTTTATAAGTTAATATGATTGAGATAACATTTCTTTCAAATTTGGAGAATGTATTGTTTATCATTAATGTTCCTTAAATCAATTTTATCAATTATATGTTTTTTATTAATCATTGCTTTTTTCATATAATTTTTAGGAATATCCTCATATAACATAAATATTTTTTCTATTTTAATTTCTTTATTATTTTTTAATTTTTCAAGAATCAATTCAAAATCATTTAAAGATTCCCAAAAGTGTATTTTATCATAAACACCAGTTAAAAGTTCTTTATTACTTATATAATAAGTATTATTTTGAGATGTTAATACATCATCTTCTAATATCTTTAGTTTATCTCTTTTATTTTTATTTAAATTTTCAACAAAATTTTCAAGTTCTTTTTTAAAAATATACCCTTTTCTCTCTTTATCTAATTTTTTTCTTGTTATAAAATCATCATAAATAAAATTATAATATCTTACTACAGAAAAAGAATAATTAAATATTTCAAATATTAAATTTTCATCATCACTGTATTTGATATTTTTCTTTAAATCTAATGAGAGACTTATACCATTATTTAACAAATTTTCAGTCTTAATTTCTTTAAATTTTTCCTTTCCAAGTAAATACTTTTTTCTAAAATCATAAAATGTAATATATTCTTTTAAAGCATTTTCAATGCTACTATAAAGGTTATTTTTAAAGATAAAATTCCTATCATCTAAAATCTCTATTATAAAATCAAAAGCATCTCCTGTACTTAAAAATATTGGCAAAGAAATTTCTAATTGTTTTTCTGAAGTTTCTTTAACTTCAATCAAATTTTTATAAGAATTAAATAATTTTTCTTTTAAACTAAGTTTTAAATTATTTTTTAATTTATTCATGAGACACCTCCTTTTTTACATACCTAATCTTAAATTTTTTACAATTTCTTTTATCCTCTTATATTTATATAGTTCAAGCAATTTTAAAATTTTATCTTCTATATTAAACCTAGAATTTTCTAATATATTTCTTATCTCAATATCCTCTTGAGAATTTTTTTCAGTTTCCATTATATCAGATAAATAAGTATCATCTTTTGTAATTTCAGTGACTTTCATTCTCCAAAATGATTCCTGTTCATTTTTACAAATAAGACGCTTAAAAAAATTAGAATTTTTAACATTTTCTATTTCTATATTATAATATTTTTTTTCATCAAATGCAAAGTGCCTAAAAGTAATTTTAGAATTTTTTAAATTACCTTCATCTAAATTCCCAACAATAAAATAATCTGATTGGGTATTGTTAATTTTAGTGAGAGTAATCTTATCCATATTTTTTATATTTTCTAAATCAACAGAAATATGTGGTTTTATTTTTATAATATCTAACTCTCCAGTTATTTTATTTGTTTTAAAATCTGTCTTTTCTTTGATTTTATATTCTTCATATCTCATTTAAAAATTGTCTCTCCCTACTTTTTTTATAGATTTTCAAGATCTCAATCTTTTTATTTCTTCCAGCATCAAAAAATTTGTTTCTGTTTCTTTAAACTCTAATTCCTCTACTACATCATCACTAGGAAATAAAAGCCAACTAGCAAATAAATTTGCTTCATCTTCAATTTTATTTCTCCTTAGTATTTTTGTATTATCAATCAAAAATTGTATTCTATTAGAAGAATGTAAAATAGCATGTCCAAGTTCATGAGCACAAACCAGCTTTTGGTCAAATTCACTTAGTTCGCTATTAATGAATATGTATTTTCTTCTTAATATTTTCTTAAAAAATCCTCTTACTTCTCCTAGGTCCTGGTATATTATTTCAATATTTAATGCTCTAGCTAATTTAAAAGGATTCCTAGTTCTATGTTTTGCAATTAAATTTAATACCCTCAGTTTTACATTCAATTTAAACACCAGCCTTATCATTTCTTTTTCTTGTTCTTTTGCTTTGCATCAAAAAATGCAGACTGTATTGCCATAAGTACCTTTTCTTTATCTTCGTAAGGAATAGATTCATCATTGAACATTAGTGCAGACTGCTCTATAACTTCTTCAAATTGATTTTTACTCCTATTATCTAATTCCTTGTATTTTGGTAAAAGTCCTTTTTCTAAAGATAGTAATCTCTTTTGAAATTTTTCTGGTAATCTTCTAAATTCTTCATACTCTTTTATTTCTTTTTCTTCTTCTGCCGTTATATTTAAAATCTTTTTAGCTTTTTCCAAAAAAGCCTTGCTAGGTTTCGTTGCATTTGTTTCAGACATAGTAACATAAGCCTGAGTAACTCCTATCATTTCTCCTAATTTTTCAGCTGTTATTCCAAGTTCTTCTCTCTTCCTTTTTATTATTTCTCCAGTTGTTTTCATATAAAAGACCTCTCTCTTAAAAAAATTAGTTATAATTAGTTATATAAGTATTTTACAACAATTTTCATAAAAAATTAACTACTTTTTTTAAAAAATTAAAAAAAATACTTGACATAAGTAAAAATTAGTTATATTATATAACTATAAAAGAGTTATATTTTTTTTAGAATTTTACATAAGCAAAAATTAGTTATATAAGTAAAGATAGGAGGATCTAATATGAAATTATTAGAAGCATTTAAAAAACTAGATCAAGAAGCATTTAACATAAACTATAACTTTAATTCTCAATACTGGGAACTTGTAATATTCAATCAAGATTTTGACATCTTGGAAGAATATGAAAGCAAATATTTAAAAGATTTATTAGAAAGCTATTTAAAAGAAACAGTTGAATTTAATCATTCTAATGAACCTTATGTTATAGAAGATAGAGGAAGAAAAATTAAAATTAATTTTGGAAATACAGAAGATGAAGAAAATATATTTGAAATCATATTAGATCCTTGTTTCAGTAATTTAAATACTGAATTAAAAGATTTAAAAGACTTAGTAAAAAGATTAGAAAATATAAATCAAGGATTCATAGATTTAGAAATTGCAACAGCTGAAAAAATATATCCAAGAAGAGCATATTTATAGGAGGAGAAAATGGCATACATAGATAAAACAATAGGAGAAACATTAATAAAAAGAATGTATAAATCAGTTAGAGAATCGATTAAGCTTCTAGATAAATTAATAGAAGAAAATGACATTGCTGGTTATAACACTTCTTATTTAAGAGGAGTTAAAAAAGGCGAAATTGATTTGTTAAAAGATTTTATTAGAGAAGTAAGAGAATTGGAGGAGGAATAAAAATGAAAGTACACAAAGAAATTATAGTAGATATGAAAAAAATGAAAGAAGTTTTAAAACACGATGACTTAATAGAAAGAGCCAAATATTTAATTGAAGATTATAACACTTACAAAGGAACAGAAATAGAATTTACTTTTTCTTGGAACTTAAATAAGTGTAGAGAATGGGGATATGACTATGGAGGAGATGTAGAATATTTTGATAAATTTTTTGTTGAAATTTTAGGAATGAAAGAATCTGTAAAAAGAGCATGGGATAACAAGACTGCTCAAAAATATTATTTTTATGAAAACTAGGAGGGGTAAAAATGTTAAAAGGAACAATTTTAGATAAATACTGGGATAAAAAAGAATTAAAGGGGCTTTCATTAAAGAGAGCCCTAGCAATAATACAACAAATGGAAATGTGGGAGGGGAATATTGAATGATGATAAAAGAGAATTATGCTGCAGCTGAGTTTAAAGATATTGTTAATTATAAAATAAAATGGCTAATTAATATAATTTATAAATTTTATATAAATTATGTTGAGCTATATGACTTTGAAAATTTGATATAGGAGGAGAAAATGAAAACGATAAATATAAAAGGTAAAAATTATGTTCCAGTCGTTGAAAGACTGAAAGAATTTAGAACTTTAGAAAAATTTAAAAATTGGAGTTTAGAAACTGAATGGCTTTCTATAACTCAAGAAGTTGCAACTTGTAGAGTGATTATAAGAGATGAAAATGGAGTTTTAAAATCTACTGGAACAGCTATGGAGTTAAGAGATGAAAAAAG